CTCTACCCCTACCCACCTGCGCTTTAGAGAAAGCGCCGGTCTCAAGGCTACACCACCCTCCCATTTAACATGGGGGGATGGGCGTTCAGTAAAGTACTGAAGTAGCATTGAGTCGCCTTCGTCCCTCTTGCGTTTGGACCTACTCGTAAGTAGGATCGTTCGCAATTCACGACGTTGGAGATCATGGTTAAATCTCGTCTCTAGATGAGAATTATCCACGTAACCAACAGCGTGTAGGCCGAAGTGCCCTGAGCCAGGTACAACGTTGCGTATATGAGAATATAAGCAACGAACTGCCGTGGCTAGGTAGTCTGACACATTATACCATCCTTTAGAAAGGAAGTTATTATGTGTTTCAACTGCACTAGCCACTGACTCAGGTTTGGAACGTAATGGAGGGGTCATGAAGTAAACGGGGGTCACATCGTGACCCTCGAATGCGTCAAGGCCGCAGGACTCTCGAAACTTTCCAGTTACGAAAGTCTTTGAACGGTTCACCACTAGGCCACAATGGCCTAGTACCTCCATTACTTTATCCGCGTGCGTAGAAGGAACGACTATGTCGTCTCCAAATACGCGGACCTGTCCCTGCAACGAGATCATATTCTTGATCGTAACCTTTCGGCGCTGTTCGTGAAGAACAACACCGAGGGCGATGGCCAGGAATATTACGCTCTGAACAGGGAACGTGCACGCAGATCCCATGCATGAAAACTTATTAAGCTTGAGAGCCTGATAAGTTCCATGCCCCGTTCGGTTATACACCCAACGGGTCCTACACGCTTGTAGGGCGTCTATCAAGGAGAGTGATCTCCTAAACATTCGCTCCACAAGATAGCAGGAAATTCGATCGGAAGCTTCCGACAAATCAATCGTCGCAAGCGACCCATCGATGGATCCCCGAGAAGCGAGGACTTGGTTGGGAGTTTGATCTCTGAAAGAGATAAAACCCTTAATAAAAGTCTTATCGCAACGATGGACGAAGAAGTCCTTCAGGCTCTGCTGGCACCATTGATGGCTTACGGGTTCCGAGGCTATTAATCTCGGACCTTTCAGCGTCTTTGGTACTAGTATAAGCTTTGAAGGAGGCTCGTGCTTTGCGGCACGCTCCGACTCTCCGGACATCACGTAGTCAGCCCATAGGCCGTGATTGGCAAAGCCAAAATCGGCAAATGGGAAGACTCGTTCGAGTTTCTGAGGCCAGTGAGGGAAAGAGTATTTACTCTCTCCAGCACTTAAGTCAGAAACGGCACCAGGTCCATGCTTCATCTTCCAACTCTCGGGGGTGAATTCCCCTAAGAACGACGTAACTATGTCTGCAGACCGTTGAACGGAGTGCAGTATATCTACGTCAGTTGGCAGGACGCGGTAGAGACCTCCCAGCAATGGGAGACCTTCCCCACCTGGCTTGTCAGTAACAAACTGTTCGAGATGAACAGATTTGATATAAGACCAGTCAGGTACATCACTTTCCCAACTTTTGGGAATGGGACGGAGTCCTTTGTCAGTTGTGTGGAACGAATTGAGAACTTTCTCTTTTCGTTCTTTTGAGCACTCAACCCGAAACTTCTTAGCTGTATAGAACAGTTGACGAAGAAATCGGATTGCGCGCACATCACAATCTGGACGAAGCATTCCAGAGGTATCGAAAATGCGTAACATCAATCCCTTGAATAAACGAGGAATTGGTGTCCCTTTGCGGAATCCCCTTTGACAGGGGAGCCCACTTAGGGTAAGACGCTGAAGCGACAAACAAATATCAAAATGTTTGCCGTATTCAACGAGGTCAATCATAGCGAATGAGAGACCTCGCGATTCGATACAGGACAGTAGACGAGAGTAATCACGTCCAAAGTCCAACTGGAGGTGCGGATAGTGTACTTGGCAATCAGCAAAGATTGCCTTGTACAGTCCCAGTACGTACGATACGTAGCTATTCTTCATCTTTAGTCCTTTCGGGCTAGAGTTGATCTACGGCTACGTACCACACATACATTATTACCTCGCGTCTCAAGCTAAGCAAATTCGGTAGGATATCTTACGATTCCCATCCTAAGAGCTTAGCGGCGATGCCACCTGCTTTTACCATGTAAAAGCTCATGGCCTCGGAGACGTCAATCTGGTCAGCTGCGACTCCATCAGGATCATTTCTGATCGTGAAGGAAATCTCAGACAGAGACCCAGAGGCACCGCCCGTCGGTTTCAGGTACCTCGAAAACGTCACAGTGTGACGATCGAAGGCCTGAGTACCCGCCGGAACGTTGTCTTTGGAGTGCCGGACTTTCGCCCGGTACGTAACGGTTGTATCATCCAAAAAGTATTCAGATGAATAACCGTCCTGATTGATTAGAGGTAGCACCTTAGCGGTTCCACCGGAACCGTCAAGAGTGATAGTAAGTGTGGTACCTAACGACATCGTATGTACTCCTGGTTACCCCCGCCGTATCCCTTTGGATACGGAGAGCGCACCCAGGATCGACAGTTGGCTTCCGTTGAGAAACGGAAGACTTGTATTGAGAGCAGCCGTCTGAAGAGACCTAACTCGGTTTCCTCGGACAAGCGTTGCGTTACCTCCAGTATATTCCGGATGGGATGTACGGGAGATATCAGAAGTTGTGTCTGACTGTGTCATAATGCAACAGTTAACTGCTTTCGCAGGAACTGTATTATTATGGGCCTCTAAGAGGTTTTGCACATTCAGAAACCAGTCCGCTAGCCACGACCAGGGAAGAAGTTCCCAAGCCGTTAAGCCTAGTGAAAAGGCGTTGAGCCCAAACACTAGTCGGCGAGCGTACGCCTTCTTCTCTGAATCTGTGATAAATTGCGGAGGTGACGTTGGGATCCACCTCACGGTGCCCCAACGTTTAACCTTCGTAATAGTAGTAACCCTTGCAGTAAGCAAGAGACTACCTCCAAACTCCGAAGCGATAATAGTTGTTGAACTACTAGACTTCGTATCGGACCACAGATTCACGCGACGCCTAAGACCTCCCTTAGAGTATAACCGATCAAGTTCGTTGATACGTTTATCAACAGCATCTTGAAAGGAGATAATCTTTTTGAGATCAGACAGAAGTGGGGCAATACCAAACTTATAACCCAAATACGCGTCTGCCGCTTCCTTAATTTTTCCCTTTCGGGAAAGGTTGCGGCCGAGCGTCTTAAGGTTTAGAGCGAGGCGCCCTGCCTGTCGGATCATCATCGGGAAGTCCTTCATCTCACCAATAAAGGTAGGTAAAGAGATATCAGCTCTTCCAGGATTTGTCCTGGCTAAGAGATCTGACATACTCGATGCCTCCGATGGAGGTGAGGTGGAGATATGACCAGGTACGGCTCGGTTTAAATGTACATCCCAGTTAATGTACGTCCAAGTAAAGTTATTTGGAGGTCCATTAGTGTGAGTACCATTAATCAAAGTGTACTTCCTATCGATTTTAGAAATCGAAAGGGCGTGCGGCTTTGATCGGCCGAGCTCGTCATCGCAGATATACCATTGTTTCTGTCCTGTCAAGGACTGAGTGACAGTGGTACATCCGGGCACACAAGTTACCCTTGACCCAGAGTGGGTCACGGTTGGCTTGAATTCCCGGTGTCTGGCCATACTTAGATGCTCTCATTGAGGACACAGGATTGTGCTGACTCTTGTCAGGGACAGGGCGCGAGCCCTGT